ATTCCCACATATTCTGATTTATTCTGAAAAATTAGCTATCTTTTTTTGTTAAGTTGCAAAGACTTGCAAAGCCATTCAAGAAAGCTCAATTTTTCTTTCCCACTTATTCCCACTAAAAGCACTTTTTCAAATGAAAACAAGTTGTAAAATTTAATTTTTTTTGATAGATTTTTTTCGAATATGCATTTGTTTTTGCCGCTGGTTTTTTTAGAGAATTTTTCCAGCGGCATTTTTTTGCATTTTTTTGAGCATAGCGTGCCGCCAAAACTTTTTTTGTTTTTGCGGCTTTTTTTGAGTCTTGTAATTTTGGGGGTCTTGATTGACCCTTTTTTTAGAGGGACATAATTTCGCGCTCTTTGATCTTGTAGCCAAGTTCAAAAATTTGCGTCTCAAGATCAATCACTTTTTGCATGTAGCAAACTAAAATTTCTCTTTCATAGTCTTTGCAAGATCGTGCTTTTTCGAGTTTTTCAAGAAAGTTGTTATAAATTTTCCATGTATTTTCAAGGTCTTTTTTTAATTCAAAAAGTATTTGCGTATCATTTCTAATTTTCATATAAAGTAATTATTTTAAAGCGGCTTTAATGGCGGTTTTAAGACAGATCTAACATAATGCTTATTATCCGACCTTGTACAATATTGTAATAATACACTTTTTCTTTTAAATTAAATTAATTTCTCATAATTCCCAAAACCGCCCTGTTTTGCTATGCTCAAAGCAAAAAAAAAGGCCAAAAATGGAACTCGTTAAAATGTTAAAAGTTTTTTGTATCATTAGCGGCTTTTCAATTTATTTTTACTTCATGCACAAATTAATTAAGCGCTAATCATGTATTATGATCGAAACTGCAAGCCTATTGAATTCATGGAATGGGCGGCAAAATTAAGATCCAATATTTACAAAATTGTTAAATATGACAAATTAAAAAACGTCACCATTAGCACCGTATGGGTAGGCTTCGATTTAAGCTATATGGAAGAACTGGTTAAAGTTCCTAAAATCTTTGAAACCAAAATCTTTTATAAAGACGGTAAAGAGATAAAGAGCATATTTTCTGCTACTGAAAAAGAAGCGCTAGACGTTCACGAAGTTTTTTTTCTTCAATTTTCTTAAAAAGCTTGCAAGATTCAAAAAAATATTTTAATCTAAAAAAACATTTTCAGGTCTCCATAAGATCTTATAAGCATTTTTTTCCGCTTAGTTAGTTTTGTTTGTTTTTGCCCGCAAAAAACCACCTTTTGCGGGTTTTTTTTGCCAAAAATAAATTTTAAAATGTTAGGATGTATCCCTTTAACAAATTAATTAAGGGCCGCAAAATGGGCGAACTTGTCAAAGAGCAAAACTTCACTCCCTCAAAAATAGAATTAATTAAAAACACAGTTTGCAAGGACGCTACAAACGACGAATTAGAGCTTTTTTTGCATGCTTGCAAGCGAACTGGCCTTGATCCTGTTTTAAAGCAAATTTACGCCGTTAAACGCTTCGACAAGAGCATTAATGCAAATGTTATGAGCGTTCAAATTGGAATTGATGGGTATAGGCTTATTGCTGATCGAACGGGCAAGTATGCGCCAGGAAAAGAGACAGAATTTAAGTTTACCAAAGATAACAAGCCATTTAGCGCTACGGCTTTTGTTAAAAAGCTAACACCTGATGGAACTTGGCACGAAGTTAGCGCCACGGTTTTTTATTCTGAGAGCGTACAAACTAAAAAAGACGGTACGCCGACACAGTTTTGGGCATCTAAGCCGCTTACAATGTTATCTAAATGCGCCGAAACCAATGCTTTGAAAAAAGCCTTCCCTGGTGAGCTTGCTGGCCTTGAAAACCAAGAAATTGCAAGCGCTGCAAGTTTTGAGCAAGCGGACGATAAACGGGTAAATAATTCCCAAATCTCCGCTTTGCTATCCATCATTAAAGATGATCAAGACTTGATGCAGCGCTTTTTAGACTACCACGGTATTTTGAATATGGGCAACTTACTTGCCTCAAAATTTGATGAAAGCGTGAAATTTCTAAAGCTTGCTAAAGAAAAGCAGAAATAAAGTTTTTATTCCTCTTCGCTATCGGGTGTTAAATCAATATCAAGGCCAGTCTCATGTTTGATAACGGCCTCGGCTGCCTCTTCAATTAGATTATCATCTTTGAGATAAAATCCTGATCCAACGCCTGCCAAAACGACCAAAACTAAAAGCGCTATTTTCATCTTATGCCCCTTCATTTTCAAAGTATTCTTTGCTTTCTGGTAAAAGAAGCTCGATGCTTGTTTGCGACAAACCATCTGCTTTTAAAGAATTAATCTTTTGCTCAAGCAAAGCCTGCCTTGCGGCCTCTGCCTGTTCTTTATCTTTTTGTGCTTGCGCTTGGGTCGCTTCATGCTCGGCAATTTCTGCCGCTGTCATTTCGACTCTAACGCCTTTAACCAACTTGTGCATTATGTTGTTTCCTTCATTCCGTATAAATAAAATTTACCACCCTGAACATTTCCAGATGAGAATAAGAACCTAACGGCATCGGTGATTTCGTTAGCTCCTCTTCTTGCGCCCAAATGGGTTTCATAATTATAAGCTGTCCCGCCCGTTCCTGTGTGGGTAGATCTACTTGTTAAATAAGTGTTATTTGAAGCATCATCTGTGTTATATAAAATAATCTCACCATAAATTCCATCTCCATTAGCTCTATCATTTTCTGCAATTAAAATTTGAGAAGCAGAGCTTGCCGAGTTGTTTGTTTGAGAACCTCCTACAATCCTCGCATGCTCATAGATATATGAGGTAGTTTCAAAAGTAGCGCCATTATCATTTGAGAACCTTAAATATAAATCACCTCCTGACGTGTCCGCGTCTATACCGTCCATAACGATTTTAAAACTTTTGTATTGAATAGGAAGTGCAATATCAATGCTGGCATCTGTGCTAGCTTCAGATTTAGAAATAAACTCCCAGTCTCCTTCTTCGCATTTTGGTTTTTTTCCAAAACCGTCTTTTTCATTGTCCAATGCTTGAATTGTCCAAGCGTCGGTAGCGTCCATTTGAGCGCGGATTAAGCCGACTAGCTCGCAAGCGTTGCCGTTATAGGTTGCTTCGTCAATGTTGCTAAAACTAAAAAAATCTCCAAACGCGTCGGCTACTGAATCATCTGGTGCGCCAATATTTGCGGCGGCGGGTGTTATTTTTGCAAAAAGATTTCGGCTTATCATAAAAGTTGGGGATGCGTCGCTATCGTTTGCGACAAGATAAACGCCTAAAGTAACATCTGTTGGAACAGCAACGCTTGTGAGAAAGCCCAACAAGTTATTGTCAATGTCACCCTCGGTTAAAGTCTGATTGCTTGTGATTGTGTGTAATATTGGCTTTCCATCGGTAACATTTGAAAGGGTGCAAACATAAGCGGGGTTAGTGGCTGATAAATCGTTACCATCTCCACCTTTAAGCGTTAAAACGCCGGCTGATAGGCTCATTGATAGGTTTTCAACGTGTCCAGGTATTAAGCGCATTGCGCTATTAGTTAATGCTCTAGATACGGTTAAATCTGTAGTTGTTAGATCGGCAACTAAATCCCCTGTTTGATCAAGTTCAAAAATACTTATCCAAGCGTCGTTGGCGCTATTTCTTTGCTTTAAAATGTTGGTGCTTGTGTCATACCAATATTGATAAGCAAACATTGTGCTTGGCTCTGTAGCGCCTGAATTGTTGCTAACAATTGCGCTCAAAGCGTTGTTGATATCAGAGCGCACGGCGGCTGCTCCGTCATTTGCTATGTTGTAGTCATGTTGCGCCATGATATTTTTCCCCTTTAGCTTGCCAGGTGTCCATAGCCGATAGTTGACCAATCAAACGTGCGGTCTACGGCTGTACCTAGCGAATTTTTAAATGTTATTGTAAAGCCAGTAGTCGACTTGCTAGTTATCTCGTAGTAGTCCCCTTGCTGGCCGTCTTGTAAAGCTATCCCTATCGCTTTGACGCTTTTAAAAGCTGGTGAATAGGTAATTGCATAAGCTCCAGCGCCGCTTGATAAATCGCTTGCGCCGTCTACTCTGTCGGGCATATCAACTGTAACGGATAGAGTTTCAATTCTTGGCGTTTGATAAACGTTATTTGATATTAGTTGCGCTCTAAATTTCAAGCCGCGCGCTCTGTATTCCCCAACAAAGAAATCTTGCCATGCGGACCATGTAGGCGTGCCGCTTGGGTCGTCATCGGTTAAAGCCACTTGTAATTTTACGTTAACATCGGGCGCTGTAGTGGTGTTTAAATCGTCCCAATTGCCCTCTAATTGATCTAACAAACCTTGTAGAGAATCAAAACTGTTTGCGTAGTCAATTGCGAATTGATCAATATTAGAAGTAACTCGGCTTGTGTAAACGCTGCCCAAATCAACGGGATTTTCAAACTCATAAGTTCCCGAACTGTAAACGCTGCCTTGTCCAGCATCTAAAAGCCCTAGCCAGTCGTCCATATTCCCAATCATATCGTCCCAAAGCGTCGAGTTGTCGAGCTTTAGATACCCATCTGAGACTATACAATTTGTTTTGCTGCCTGGATATGTCGGGCTTTCTGTTTGCGTTTCAATCACGTTAATATCTTTGACCGACTCAAAAATAGTTGTGATTTCTGTTGCTGTGACGGATTTTTTCCCAAGAGTGTCAACGGCTTTTATAAAATAAGTCCCCGTCATCGCTGGACTTGTTACGCCAGTTATTGTTTTTGGGATTCTAGGGAAAAGATCTATGCCATTTTCAAAAGTTTGTCCGCTTGTTTTGGTCGTAAACTTAATTTGGTAATAATCTAGATCGCTTTCAGTGTTTGCGTCCCAAGTTAAATAAGCGGTTGTATCTACAATATTAATTGCAAAGTTTTGGACAGCTGCGGGCGCTGTTGATCTTCCTACAACTTCATAATTTAAATAAGTTTTCCACGCTGAAACTTCGCCAGGGTGCGAAACGGCCCTAACTCCTAAATCGTAAACTCCATTTTCCAAAACGGGAAAAATAAAAATTCTAGTCGTGTCGCCTGGCAATTTAAACATTCTGTATTTTTGTTCATTGCTAGCTTTGTAGCGATATTCAATAAATTCTCTTTGTACACTGGCTCCTAAATCTTGCGGCTCAATGTCTATAATAATTTGCGGCGTTGTGCTGCCGTCCGAATTTATGATTAAGGCGTTTTCATCACTATATACCTGTAGTATATGGGGAGTATCGGGCAAAGCCCTAAATCTTGGTGGTGTATTTGTTATTTTGGGATCAAAAGCGGGTATGCTCCCAGTGTCGGCGCTTAAAATTGCTGGCGCTGCGTCAACAAGTGTTAAACGTGCGCTTAAATCTGAGCCTGGCTCAATACTTTTAACAATTAGATCTACGCTTTCTAAACTAGTTTGGCCAAATTGTATCAAGTCGCCTGCGACTGGTATGCTTGCCGCTGGTATGGCTGTTGTAAATTCTAGTTGCGTGACGGTATCTACGGGATTTACTACGCTATGCAAAGAGCTTGTGCCGTCACTTGCTCGGATTCTTACATTATAAGTTAAACCGCTTAACATAGTAACTTCTTCGTCAATCGTGATATGCGTTGCGTCGCCGCCGCCGTCTGTTGTTACGCTTTTGATTCTAGCGCCCTTTTGCCCAATGCTTGTTACATCATGCAAAACTTTTACAAGGTCGCCTCTTGTACAAATAAGATTTTCAATATCACAAGTTAGGCTATAGACTTCGGGTCTTAACCTTGCCGACGCTAAAAGATAGCGGCCTTCTCTCCATGCTTGGTTTTCGCTTGTACATCCCCAAACTTGCATCGCTTCAAATTTACTAGCGTTTGCAGCGCTGTAGCCGTCATCATAAGCAATAACTTCTTGCTGCTGATAATCGCGGCTTGGGTCTATATATCGGCATTTTATGCCGTGTATCTCTTCTTTAAAAACTTTAACGGAAGAAAAGCCAAAACTATTTCTTGGTGTGAAATGCTGAACTGGCGTTGATTGTTCAATGTCTCGAACAACTGTATATTTGCCGTCTACCATTGCAAAAGACGCTCGGCCTGCGGCTGCTATATCCCTTAAAAGCTCAAAAACGGTTGTGCCATAATCAATAACCGCGTCAAATTGCCATTTAGCTTGTCCATCTTGCGCTAAAGCGTCGCAAGCGTCTGCCCAATTTTTTAAACCGTCACCATCAATTAAACTATCATCAACGGGATTAGCGTTTGCGGCCCCTCTTAAAACTTCGGCAAAAGCCCATGCAGGGTTTCTTGTTGCCACGGCGCTAGTCCATGCGCTGCCGTTCCATTTTTCAAGCTTTGCTTGTGCAATTGCGTTGAACTGATCGACAACGCCGTTTAATTGATCGGTGGCTTTTATTCTCATAGCTACCATGCAATGCCCTGAAACGTTGATCGGACTTGTTTGTTTTACGCTCTTTAAATTGCTAATATAAAATTGATCAACTTTTGTATCTACGGCGCTATCAGCCGTTAAACGTGTTAAGCGGATGTCATATTGATCTGCACTGGCAAAAGATATTCTTTCGCTAACATACCATTGTTGTTTTGTGTTGTTGGTATAGGTTCTTGTTGCGTAAGTTGTCCAAGATCCAGCGTCTACTTGCTTGTATTCATATTTTATTTGTACCGTAGCATCGCGATAATAATTATCTTGTGCGTCAAAATCAAACATGCCGACAAAATAGCCATCTATAACGGCCTCATTTGTATTTGTGGCTGTTGTGATTGTTTGTGCGCCGCCTGATGCGCTAACAAGTATGTTTTGGGGGTCGGGACTAATATCCGTTGAATAAAGCTTAAAATCATTTTCCGCGCCTGTGCCATATTGAATTTCTGTTTCTACGTCTTCAAAGTCGGAAAGGTCTGTATTTCCTATCTTTAGGTCGGATAACTGAAGCTCGCCATATCCAAAATCAAAGAGCAAGCGCAAGTATTGCTCATTTCCTGAAATTTCAGTGTAGGGCTGCGCTGCAAGTGTGGGATAAACTTTATAACGACCAAAAACGCGAGGGACTACGCCGTAAGGATTAGCGTTGTTTTGTGAACCTGTAATTTTTAGTGTGGGGGACTCTCTAACATCGCTGCCGCCTCTATCAAAGTTTGCTCTTGGTGGTGGAATAAGAGAATTAACGGCAAATTGCCCAACTGTCATGATTGTTGCCATTCCAACAGTTTGCGCGGTAGTAGCTTTAAAGCCCATGAAGCCGCCAACAGCACCGCCAAATTGCGCGCCAACGGCTATTAATGCGACAGTTGCAACAATTCTTAAAACGTCTTTGCCACTGCCGCCACCGCCGCCGCCTTGGGGACAAACTTTGATGGTAACTACTGTATCGCCTTTTACTATCGTTGTATCAAAGTTTTCTGGCTTTACATAAAGCGGATCAAGCTCAAAATCTTTGTCCGATATCCAAACACTAGCGTGACTTTGTAAAAGCTTGTCATGTAAAGCGTGCTTTACAAGGTCGCTTACTCTTGATTTTGCAGGCGCTGCACTTTCTACTCGATAGTAAGAAAAAAGGTGCGGCAAGGTTTGAACTTTGATTTCATCGGACATTATAAAAACTTCTCATGTCTGAAAACTTTATAAATTCGGGGTTTCCAACGGGCAGTTTTGTACTTCTCTAAACAAGAATTTTTACCCTTTTCAATATGTAACATCAAATAATGATTTACAATCAATCCAACGTGTACGGGCTGGCCTTGGATTCGAAAAAGGATTAAATCTGCAAAGCCTCTCTTATCAAAAGGTATTTCTTTGAAGCCGCCTTCGTCTTCGTTGCCTTTAACAATTTTGGCTATTTGCTCAATCTCTTTTGTACTTTCGTAGTCTGTAAAGCTTGGCAATAAAACGCCAAACCTTTCACAGTAAACACGTCTAAATAAGCCCCAACAATCTACTTTTTTAAAGCGCCCGCGTTCTTCGAACTCGATGCCTATATAGTCTTGTAACCAAAAAGTTTGCATTTTACCCCCCTTTGTAAAACCCGCTTTACATCTTCGACCATTTCCGTAGCGTCACGAAAAAGATAAAAGTTTCAAAAACTTAAAAAAGCCCTGGATAGTCAGCGGGTGTATAAGTTCCAGCAGGGTAGGGTTCGTTTAGCAAATCATTAAAAATGCAAGTTCCCGTCAACGTTTCTGCGTTATATTCGACATTGCGAATTTTCATATTAAACGGCCCGGCCTCGATGGTGTCGGGATCGCTTGCCAAAATAACGTTTAAAGTTAAATCCAAAGGACTCGATATAGAGCGCACACCCTCAACTAAAAGTTTATCTACATTGCTAATAGTTAGCTGCACCTGTTCCATACTCTCGCCATCTTCACCAGGTAAAGCAAATTGAAAAGGGTAGGCTGTGTAAAGGTTGCCGTTGCTAGTTATATTTTCCCAGTTGTTAACAACACGGATCGGGCTTGCTAAATCGGTATGATCAATTTCTATAATCATCAAGAAAACTTCGTTCGTTTCTTGTGAAAAAATGGCTTGTTTAGCTGTGGTAGAAAGTGATCTAGCCATTAGGGTAGTTGCTCCAACTTAATACTTACTCGGTAGTCAATACCGTTTGAAATGCTAATTTCGGGCGCGCTTAAGAAGCGAAAAGTTTCTGTAACAGCCGTTCTTGGGTGCGTCATTGTAAAGGTATCTACCCCGTCGTTTTGGGTAGTAGAAAAGAAAGTGTTTAAAGTTGTCACTTGTGCCGCTGTCATGTGAAAAACTAAGCTTAGCATAGAAGGCGCTGCGGTTGATCGCTTGCGAACTTTTGGATAGCCCGTTTCCATTTGTGAGCGAATAGTGTTATCCGCAAAAACTTCCTGATAGCCATCGGCTATTGCTACGGGTAAAGTCCCTGGCCAGCTCATCGTCTTATGCCCCCTCTACTTATTCCAAAAACGCGCAAAGATTTGTCAAAAGAGCCTTAGGCAAAACCTCGTTTTACTTCGTCGCGAATTACTACATTTATGCTTCGGCTGCCATCTTGTCCGCGCTCTTCGCTAACTTGCGCCGCTGCCCCTGTACTTCTTTGATCAATAATATTAACTGACACTTTAGAACCCGAACCGCTAGATTCTACGCCCAAAACACCACTTGATGAGCGCTTTAATGGTAAAATTGCTTCGCTGCCAGCCTCGGCCATCAATCCCCGACTGCCTGCAAGAGCAAAGCTTGTAGGTGTTGAAACTATGCCGCCATTTGCAAAAGGTAGTAATTTACCACTCATAAAGGCATTACCTTTAGCCGATGCAATAGAAGCCGCTTTTGTATCAACTGGACTCATCAAGCCTGAAATGGAGCTAGATATAAATTCAGCAAAAGGTTTTGTCACCGCTTCACGAAAAGCTAATCTTGCAAGCTCATCGGCAATAGATTTTATTGAATCTTCAAAAGATTTTGCTTTAAATATTGCGTCTTCAAAATTGTTAGCTATGATATCGCCCGCTTTTTCAGCGGAACCTTTCATGCGTTCAAGAGCATTTGTAATTTCATTAGCCGCGGCTGGCGTTTGCTCCATTGTCGTTTTATTTTTTTCGAGTTGTTCGCCAACAACCTTTGAAGTCTCCCTAACTTTTTCATCTTTTAGCGAAAAGTCTTCTATCCACTTAGACGCTGTATCAAAATAGCTGCTTGTATTTTCTATGCTTTCAGCAATGCCTTGTTCCATGCCCGTTAGAGATTTTGCCATTATGCCTTTTCTCATTTGAGCAATCTTTTTTTGCCGCTCTTGCTGCTCAAGCCTTGGATCTTCTACGCCTGTACCAAAACCACCACCAAAGAAAAAACCCGTTAAGCCCTTTTCGTACATTTCTTTAAATGGCATCAAAGCAATTGCTAATTCTTCAACGCCTTGAATAAAGAGGTTTAGGGCCGTTGTCATCGCTTTTGTAATTGTCAATATGCCCGTAGTTATTCCTTTAACCGCTTTTAAAATGTTAAGGGCTGCAAATTTGGAAGCTGCTGCAATGCGGTCGGCTAAATCTTTCCCTAAATTTCTTACACTGCCGTAAGAATTTTCAATGCTTTTTAAGATCTTTTCTCTTAACTGTGTGGCTATCTCTCCAATTTTTGGAAATAACTCCGCTGTCATTTGCTTGGCAATACCTCGAATTACGCCGCCAAATCTCACAAGCTCATCATTGGCATTTTCAACGGCTTTGACTTGTTTTTCTTCCAAAACAAGGCCAAAACGTTCGGCATCTTCGGAAAACTTGTTAAAAGCTTGGCTGCCGCCTTCCAAAACATTGATCATTTCGGTAGCTCTTGAACCAAAAAGCTTATAAGCGGCTGCGGTCTTTACGGCCCCTTCGGGCATCTCATTGAACTTGTCACCAATAAGTGACATTAAAGCCACTGAATCATTCATAACGGGCCGCAAGTCTGACGCGCTTAAACCTAAAAGTTTAAATGAATCTGCCGCCTCACCCGTTCCCTTTACCACAAAATCTAAAGTGTTTTTTGAAAGCTGTTTGGATGCTCTTGCAAGAGTATCTAAAGAAGAGCCGCCAATTTCTGCGGCATGCTTAAAAGTTTCAAGCGCTTTAACGCTCATCCCCAATTGCCTAGACAATTTACCCGTCTCGTCAATGCCATCGGCGGTTTTCTTAAGCATAAAAGCAAAAGCTGCACCGACTCCGGTAGCGGCAAGCCCTGCGCTTTTAGCAATACCGCCAAGCTTGCTCAAGCCCATGCCAATAGTTCTAAAGGTTGCCTTTGTCTTGTCAATGGCTGTAACGGTAAACTTAAGCTGATCTTTTCTTGCCATGGTCTTCTTTAACCTTAAAGTAAGCTATCCAAGCGTAAAACTCTGAAACTGTCATTTCTACAATTTCGGAAGGGTGCTTTTTTAAAAATTCCGCAAGTTGAAAAACGCCGAATAAGTAGCGTTCATTCTTGCTTATTTTTTTTTAAGCTCTTCGACAATTTCCTCGCATTCCTCATCTAAGTTTTGCAAATGCGCGTCAATATCTTTTCCTTTTGCAAGGTTCCAAATCTTTTGACCAACTTCAATCACTAAATCGGGATCGGCTTTGTTCGTCAAAAAAAGCTTATCGCCCGCAAAAATTCTTTTGCCGCTCTCATCTAGGGCTTTTGTGCATATTGCATGCACAAAGCCCGCGCCCGCTCCCTTGGTTTGTATTAATTCCAAGATTTCGGATTGTTGTTTAAGCGTCATCGGCTCAACAAAGATTTTTAACGGCTGTCCTTCTGGCCCCCACTCAGGAACTTCAAAAGATTTTTTCTCATAGGTGTTTTCAAAGTGTTTAATTACATTGTCGATTGCAGCCATTTAAACCTCGTTTATGAAACGGTTGATATTGTTAGCGAGCCATTGCCCAAGAAATTAAAAGATCTCTCAACAATGCCTTCACTATCACTTGTTTGTGTAACTTCCGTAATAGTTGCTGTTCCTGTCAGTAGATAATCCCCTGTTGTGTTTCCTTCTTGTTGAAGATTTAGGGTAACACTAGCGCCAACTGTTAAAGCCTCTTGGCCGTTTATGTCGGTATCGTCAAAGTTACAAGTTAAAGAACCGTTCCAGGATCTAAAGCCAGCTTTGTGACTTCTCCAAGTATCGCCCATCACTGTATCATCAGCGGTTTCTACTGTTTGTGTAACAGTAAAACTTTTAACTTCGGCAACCGCGTCTGATCCGACTAATACCGTTCCTTCCTTTCCGTGAAAAGTAGCCATGATTTCCCCCTATGACTTTTAGCCGCTCGTTTCCACGTCGTCGGCTCTTGTTCTATAATGAATTTCAAAGCTTAAGCGAATAGCCCCTATTGGCTGGTCGCCATCGCCAATTAAATTTATCTCTGTTGATTGCAAAGCACAATCAAGCGCTAGCGAATTTAGCGTTAAATCGGCGGCCAAAGCCTCTTCAACTTCTAAAGCAATTTGATCGAGTGTATCATCTATATTGCTAGTTGCTTTTGCATAGCCTTCAACCGCTAATTCCAAGGCCCTTTCGTATTTAACGGGGCTTAATGTCGCGTCTTCTATGTTCTCGCTTAGAGTGTAAACACAAAGACAAGGCAACTTTGACGCTTCGTTGTTATAAACTCTGGATCTAAAAACATTTGTGCCAGTTGTCGCAAGTCCCGTTAAAGTTGTAATCACTTGATCGCGTATTTGTTTTCTAAGATGCGCCATAAAATTAATCCTTAACTATCATCAAATCAAAACCGCCTGAAACTTGGCTATTTGATGCTTCACCCGTAACTCTGATTTCTATATCTGTTTTTTCTGTGCATACAATGGGAAAATCTAATAATTTGTGATAAAGCCCGTCAAACATTCGACCTGTATGTTTTACTGTTAAACTCTCATTAATTTTTCTTGTGTAGAGTTGTGCATAAATTGAATGGCTCTTACCCGTGGAAAAATAAATTTGTCTTAAATAGCCTGTATAGCCTGCTGGTATTGTGTAAATAGCCATTAATGTTTGCCCTTTTCCTATGTCCATTTGTGCATAAACATTAGCTGGTTTTCCTGCCGTTATTGTTCCCGTTCCAGCATAAATATTGCCTGCGTTTACGCCCCCCGAACCAACAGCAACACCGCACATGGTGTAAATTCTTAAGTAGGAATTTGTCGTTGTTACGCCGCTTAAGCCATTTAATGTTATTGTTTCGCTTTGCTCGTCATAATTTCCATCTAGGCCAAAAATTGTTACTGTTTGAAGCCCTGTTCCGCCGCTTGTGTCGTTTGCGCTAGTACTCGATAGTGTTAATTGCTCAGCGCTTGATAAATAACTATAAAGTCCACCCTCGCCCCATAAAGTTTCTTGACTTGTTCCAACATCTAAATTTTCTCCAAACTCTGCAACGGCATGAACGTTAGGAATTAAACCTTGTGCTACACTATAAAAAAAGTTATGGGCCATTTTGAGCGTCATAGTAAAACCACCTTTTTACTGAGTTTCTAAAACTAACAACGTAAAACCCGTTCCGTCTGGTTGAACGCCAACTACATTATAAGTTGTGCCTGAAATAACAATTGTTGTTGCGTGGTCGGAGTCGCTAACGTCTGCCGTTCTGCAAAGAGCAATTGGATTTGTGCTTTCAACTTTTACATTGCCGTTTGCGTCGGCCTCTAAAAAAGCCTGATCAAAAATTACCGTTATACTTTTCGGGCTGCCTCCGTCGGCTGTATAGGTTGCCGTAACCCCAAAATCTGCAAGCATTGCGGCTCTTTCCGCTGCGTTTTCAATAGCCATTTAT